CCAAGCAAATGACCTCAACCTACCAGACCTGCCTGACCGACCAAACCTACAACGGTTGGACTAATTATGAAACCTGGAACGTAGTTCTCTGGATTCAGAATGATGCTTGCGTTCAGGATGCTATCGAAGAACGTGATATCTGCTGCTACGAAGAACTGCTGGAACTGATGTATGATTGCGGTGCTAAAGAGACCCCTGACGGTGTAAAGTGGACTGACCCTAAAGTCAACCGTGCTGAAATCAACGGCGACGTTTTCGACTTCTAAATCTCAAGTCCTGGGAGAATGACTCTAAACTTCTCCCACACTTTCATTTACATTTTCTCTCTTTATTATGTCCCGCGATGTCCTCCTCTCACTCCTTGCTAAAGGTTCCAATGGTGAGCAAATTCTCCAAATTCTTGATTCAATTGCTGATGGGGTTTCTGATAGTGTCGGTTCTGATTCCGCTGCTAATCCTACTCTGAGTGAGATTCAGTTCTGATACCTAACTGCCCTCGCGCCCTGTGCCGGTCAAACCACTGGCACAGGGTTTCCGTTTGGGGGTGCTGATGCCTCTATACTAAGGGAACCAAAGCAACCCGACCGATGCTCATCTCCGAAGCACTTCTCCACCTCCAGCACGTCGGTGTGGAGCGTATCGACCGCATCCCTAGCACTGCCTGCCCTCAGGTCTGGAAGGTCACCCAGAACGGTGAGGAGTACATCTACGCCGCCGACCTGGAGCGGGTGGTATGGGCGCTTCAAGTCTCTAGCGACTGGGAGGGGTGACAATCACAGGGGTGGCACACGCTGCCCCGGACCGGGACCTCTGACCCTGTAGACTAAAGCATACCAAACGAACCGACCCGATGACTGCCTTCAACCCCTACGTCGCAACCCTGATTGAAATGGGATACGATGAGCAGGACTGCCGCAACGTTGCTGCCGCTGGTTTGGATGCCACCTATCCCCGGACCATTCACGGGCGGACCTTCCAAACCAAAGCAGAATACGATGAGGCACTGGCAGACTTCCTCAACGGAATCTGAGGGGTCTGCCCCCCGACCTGCTACAATACTATCAACCGCAACCGACCTGATGACCCGCAACGCAACCGACGATCTGCAGCAGTTCCTGGATGACCTGACCCCAGTTGAGCGGGAAGCAATCGCCAATGCCACCGCCCAGGATTGGATGGATGGTTTGACTGCTTGCGTCAAGGACCCGACCTTCTGGCAGGGTATCGGTGCCGCTTTTCTGGAGGGAATGGCACGGGGGTTTGACCAGCACCTAAACGACCGCTGACCTGCTACAATACTATCAACCGCAACCGACCCGATGAACCACTATGTCGCCGCCGGACTCCTGCTCGCCGCCGCATTCATCATCCCCATCCTATGGGTTGCCGTAGGACTCCCCCACAACGGCAAAAACTTTGGCGGGTGGTGGTGGTAATCTGCCCCCGACCTGCTACAATACTATCAACCGCAACCGACCCGATGGCATCACCAGTCAAGATCCGTGACGCTCAACGCCAACTCTCCAAGGCAGGCGCCACCATCACCCCAGGCGGCAAGCATCTTAAGGTCACCCATCCCGCCATCGCCCAAACCTTCACCCTGCCTCATAGGGGCAGCAACGGGAGTCCGACCCTCTCCATCGGAATGACCCACAAGTTCCATAAGTTCCATTCCCTGCTGCTCGCTGCCCGCGATGCCGCCTGATTCTGTGCTATGATTTCATCAGTTCCACCGACACCGACCCAATGATCTACACCGTTACCCGCCTCAAGACACAGGGTCCCCGTAAGGGTGAGACCCTCTCCCGCAATTCTCAGCACGGGCGCGGTGCTGCTATCGGATCCGTTCGGGGTGCTGATACCGTTTCAGGTGGCGCTTCCCACGCTGTCGGCGCTGGCAAGGGAATGACTATCACCCGCGTTACCGGTATCGGTAAGGTGATGGTTGCCGACCTTGAGAAGGTGATGATTCGTGCCCGCGACCAATACCGTGCCGACCGTCGCGCCGCTGCCTTGGATAGGATATCGGGTCTCTGACCCCATTCCATGCTATGATTCTCTCAGTTCCAAAGCAACCCACCTAATGGCACTCTTCTCACAAGCATCTGACCTCAAGACCCGCAGCACCGTATGGGTCTCCCGTAATGTTGCCAAAGGTCGCCCTCAACTCAACTCCCACCGTGATGATGCCTTTGGCAAATCCCTATCCGATGCTGGTGTGGATGGTCTGACCGCTGTTGAAATTGCCGACCTCTCCACCCCGTTCGTGGGTTGGCAGGGTCCGGGTCACCAGCACTGGTGCAACCCTGAAGCAAAGCGCCTGACTTGGGTGGGGTGAGATTCGTGGGGGTGGGGTTCGTTCCCTGCCCCCGATCCGTGGTATGATTCTCTCAGTTCACAAGCAACCGACCCTCATGCGTAACCCCCTCTACACCGTGATTATCTGGCAGGACGTACCGAGCAGCGCCTGCTCTGAACTGCGCCTGCGTTTCCGGAAGCGCAATATCACCGTCTTCTGGCGGTCGGGTCACCTCAGCACCCATACGGTTCGCCGCCGTGATATGCTCCGCCTGCTCAACCCGCAGCAAAGCGTTGGGGAATGGTTGAACCGCTACGCCCTGAGGTGACCCTAGGCGTTCGTGCCGGAGCAGTCTGGGCGTTCGTGTTTGGACAGTGCCCCCTTCCCGTCGCCGGGGGGGCGGCGCCCCGTACGAAAACGCCTAACTACCCTAACCTACAAAGTGTTACGGAAGCGAGAGATGTATAAACACCAAACATAAAAAAATTTTTCACTATATAAAAAATAAAATAAAGTTTTATAAACAAAAAAATGAAAAAAAATTTCGAGGAAATTTTCGAGTCCATACAGGTTGATCCAATTACCGGGCAATATTTTTTAGTAATCCCCGAACAAATTATGAACGAACTTTCTTGGTATGAAGATACCGAAGTCAAGTTTTTATTGGATGGTAAAGATGTGATTCTTTCCGAAAACGATTGATTGACAACTGATATATAATGATGTATGATATGAATGCAACTTACATTTTTATGGATTTAAAAGAACAATTTTGCAAGTATCTTCCAGACATTCTTGACGAAAACAAATGTTGGGAATGGAAAGGAGCAATAAATTATTTAAGAGGTGGATATGGGGTAATATGTCATAATAAGAAAACTCTTAAAGCACATAGAGTATCATACGAATTACACTATGAAAAATCTTTAGGTAATCTACATTGTCTCCATAAATGTGATAATCCATCCTGCGTAAATCCATTACATTTATTTGCAGGAACAAATCTAGATAATGTAAAAGATAAGATAAACAAAGGTAGATGCTATACTGGTCACCAAAAAGGTGAATATAATGGTGCATCTAAATTAAAAGACAAAGATGTAATTGAAATAAGAAAGTTATATAATACCAAAAATTATACAACTATTAAACTGGGAAAGATATATGGTGTCACTAGATCTACAATTTCTTATATTGTAAATAATAAAACTTTTAAACATTTATTGGAGAATTAATTAAAATGGCTCGTGGATTTACCGTAAAAGCAAATGCCCCCGTGGCAGCAAATAAAGAACAAGAATGGGACTATCAACTTGCGAAGGAAATGGTACGAGGCAAATCAATTGTCTTCTGCCTTCCGGGAAGAGGAGTCTCCTATACATATCTAAAAAGTTTTGTTCAACTTTGTTTCGACCTAGTTCAGTCCGGAGCAAGTATTCAAATCTCACAAGACTATTCATCCATGGTAAACTTTGCACGATGCAAATGTTTGGGTGCGAATGTACTCAGGGGTCCAAATCAACTTCCATGGGATGGAAAACTGAATTATGATTGGCAACTTTGGATTGACTCTGATATTGTCTTCAATAGTGAGAAGTTTTGGCAATTAGTTCTGATGGACAAAGATATTGCATCTGGATGGTATGCAACCGAAGATGGTCATACAACCTCAGTGGCACACTGGATGGAAGAAGATGATTTCCGCAATAATGGTGGAGTCATGAATCATGAGACCGTCGAGAGCATCTCTAAGCGTCGTAAACCATTTACAGTTGATTATGCAGGATTTGGTTGGTTACTGATTAAGAAAGGAGTCTTCGAGCACTCGGAGATGACATATCCATGGTTTGCACCAAAGATGCAAGTTTTTGAGTCTGGTGAGGTTCAGGATATGTGTGGGGAAGATGTATCATTCTGTTTGGATGCAAAAGAAGCAGGATTTGAGATTTGGTGCGACCCTCGCATTAGAGTCGGTCACGAAAAGACAAGAGTGATTTGATGACTAACGAATCTTACAATATAATATGTAAGGGGCGTAAAATTTATTCCAATCTTACAGAGGAAGAATACTTCAATACTATGGAGGATCTGTCTGAACAATTTTATCAGACGGGTTCTCCAAATCCAAATGAAATTGAAACTGAAATTATAGGAGAAAATTAATGGCAATTAAAAAATCATCAGGTGGTGGTGGGAAGCAAGTTATTGAATCTCATCCAAAGAAAACCAGACAAGGTTTTGGGGCTCATACTAAGTATTCGGCGTCTTCTCGTAATAAATCTCGTAAAAGATATAGAGGGCAGGGTAAAGCATAACCTCTAAGATTATAAAGAAAAAATAATCTAAGTGGGCAAAGACCCACTTTTTTAATGAAATAAATAAATTTTTACTATAATAATAATTGGAACAGTATTCAATGGGAACTCATCTCCTTTTAGAGGTGTATGATGTAGATTTTAAAATTTTGAACGATGTAATATCACTCCAAGAATCAATGGAGAATGGTATTAAGAGAGCAAAAATGACTATTTTGAATATTTTTTCCCATTGTTTTCTTCCTCAAGGATGTACCATCGTTATTGCCCTTTCAGAAAGTCATGTTTCTTGCCACACATGGCCTGAAAATGGTTGTATAGCAATTGATATCTATACTTGTGGTGAGGGAAATCCTAGACTAGTTGCAATTGAGTTATTAAAATATCTAAATTCTGATAATTACAATCTTCGTGAAGTAAATCGTTAAATAGTAATAGGAGATAGAAACCTCCTTTATAAAAGTTCTGTTTTAATTTTAAAACAGGAGTTTCAAAATGCTATTCGAATCAGAACAAAATCAAAAAAGACTCATTCAAGAAGTAGTTTATGATGTTGCACCAAAACACAATTTAAAAAAACAAGTTGAACTGCACGAAAAAATTCGTAATGATGATGATTATGATGATTGGTCATATGGAACAGAACCAAACTATGGTTCTTCATGGAAGTAAGTATAAATAAATAAAAAACTTTCGTTCAATGGCAATTCAAAGGATATCCAGATCATTCAAAGATATCAGTTTATCCTTTGAACCACATCCAGTAACAAAGGATCTGCCGATACTAAAAAATGAAAATGCAATTCGCAGGTCGGTAAGAAATATTGTAGAAACTATCCCAACAGAAAGATTCTTCAATTCACTATTAGGATCTGATATTACAAGAAGTTTATTTGAATTTGTTGATTTTGGTACTGCATCAGTAATACAAAGTCAAATTGAAATATCAATTAATAACTTTGAACCAAGAGTTAATAATGTAGAAGTTCAGGTAGATCCTATTCCGGATGATAATACCTTTAATGTAACAATTATTTTTGATATTATAGGACAAGAATTTCCAACTCAAGAATATTCATTCATATTAGAGGCAACAAGATAAAATGCCTTTCACTAAATTTACAAATCTAGATTTCGATCAGATAAAGACATCCATCAAAGATTATCTCCGTGCCAACTCCACATTCACGGATTTTGACTTTGAGGGATCTAATTTTTCAGTATTAATAGACACTCTGGCATATAATACTTATATTACCGCATTCAACTCGAATATGGTTGTGAATGAATCTTTTCTGGATTCTGCAACTCTTCGTGAAAATGTAGTTTCATTGGCAAGAAATATTGGTTATGTACCTCGTTCTAGGACAGCAGCAAAGGCACAAGTATCATTTAATGTATCTGAAGTAGATACACCCATAATTACCTTACAGGCAGGTCTAGTATGTGTTGGTTCTGTAGATAATACCTCATATACATTTTCAATTCCAGACAATATATCATCAAATGTTGTAGAAGGGACGGCATCCTTTAATAATATTGACATTTATCAAGGAACCTTCTTGACAAAACAATTTGTGGTAGATGGATCACTGGACCAAAGATTTATATTAAACAATCCATTCATAGACACTTCAACCATTTCAGTTTATGTAAAAGGAATTAATGATAGTGGTCTTGGAGTTGAATATTCTTCTGTTGATAATATTCTAGAAGTAAATTCGTCTTCAAGAATCTATCTATTACAAGAAGTTCAGGATGAAAAATATGAGTTACTTTTTGGTGATGGTCTTATTGGACAAAAATTAGAAAATAATGCGGTAATCACGGTAAATTATATTGTTACTGATGGTGAAGATGGTAATGGTGCTGCTTCATTTTCTTTTTCTGGAAGCATTAGAAATGCAAATAATGGGGCAATTAACATAGGTTCGGTCTCGGTTATAACAAATCAGTCATCTCAAAATGGTTCTGAAATAGAGTCCATAGATTCTGTCAAGTACTTCGCACCAAGAATATATTCTTCTCAATATAGAGCAGTAACATCAAGAGATTATGAGGCAATCATAAAAAAAATATATCCGGATACAGAATCCGTTGCGGTTATTGGTGGTGAAGAATTGGATCCTCCGGAATTTGGATCAGTATCAATAAGCATTAAACCAAAAAATGGAACTTTTGTTTCTGATTTCAACAAACAACAAATTATTAATAAATTAAAGCAATATAGTATTAGTGGAATTAATCAAAAAATAATTGATCTTAAAATATTATATGTAGAAATTGATTCATCAATTTATTACAACTATGCTCAGATATCTACGGTAGAATCACTAAAAACAAAAGTTGTAAATTCATTAACGGAATATTCTAATTCTGTAGATCTTAATTCATTTGGTGGAAGATTTAAGTATAGTAAGGTTCTCCAAATAATTGACAATACCGACACTTCCATAACTTCCAATATTACTAAGGTTAGAATTAGAAGAGATTTGATGGCAATGATAAACCAGTTTGCCCAATACGAATTATGCTTTGGAAATAAATTTCATGTTAACTCTGAAGGGTACAATATTAAGAGTACTGGATTTAAAATTTCTGGCGAATCGGATACTGTATACCTAACAGATGTACCTAATTCTGATGGAAAAACTGGAATAATATCAATAGTAAAACCTTTAAGTGACGGAACTATGAGAATTGTTGCAAAATCTGCCGGAACAGTTGATTATGTAAAGGGTGAAATTAAAATAGGGACCATAAACATTATTTCAACATCTAAAGAAAATAATATTATTGAGATACAGGCATTCCCAGAATCTAACGATGTTCTTGGATTGAGAGATTTGTACTTAAATTTTAGTATTTCAAAAAGCACAATAAATATGGTAAGAGATGTAATTGCGTCTGGAGATGAAATATCCGGTACATTATTTGCTAAAGACTATTACACTTCAAGTTATTCAAACGGGAATCTAATAAGAGCATAATATGATACAGACTGGGTTCGAATCTAGAGTTAAGGTTCAGCAAGTTATTGAAAATCAACTTCCAGACTTTATTTTGGATGAAAGTCCAAATACGGCAGAATTTTTAAAGCAATATTATATTTCTCAAGAATATCAAGGTGGTGTAATTGATATTGCAGAAAATTTAGATCAATATCTAAAGTTAGATAATTTAACTCCAGAAGTTATCGTAGGATCTACTGAACTATCTACTAATATTTTATCTTCTTCTGGAATTGTTACGGTTACTTCTACTAAAGGATTCCCCCAAACTTATGGATTATTAAAAATTGATGATGAAATTATTACATACACTGGAATAACCACAAATACATTTACGGGATGTGTTCGTGGTTTTAGTGGCGTTACTAATTATCATTCAAATTCAAATCAAGAAGAGTTAGTATTCTCAGAATCAGTATCTGCATTTCATAGTGGTGGATCTTCTGTACAAAATCTAAGTTCTTTATTCTTAAAAGAGTTTTATAAAAAAATAAAATACACTTTTACTCCGGGTCTGGAAGAAGTTGATTTTGTATCAAATTTAAATGTTGGTAATTTTATAAAAGAGGCAAGATCTTTTTATCAGGCAAAAGGAACTGATGAATCATTTAGAATTTTATTTAATGTTTTATATGGAGTAACTCCCCAAGTAGTAAATTTAGAAGAGTTTTTAATTAAACCATCTTCGGCAGAATTTATAAGAAGAGAAGTTGTAATTGCAGAAAGAATTTCTGGAGATCCTTCTAAATTGGTGGGACAAACAATTAACAAATTTAATGATGAAACCACTAGTGCCTCAATCTCGGAAATAGAACCATTTACCAGAAATAATATACAATACTTTAAGATTTCACTTTTTGTTGGATACAATGATACTTCCGCTGTTCTTGGAAATTTCACAATTACTCCAAATACAAAAAGTCTAAAAAATGTTCCTATTGGGTCGGAAGTAATTTCAGTAGACTCTACAATTGGATTTCAAGAACAAGGAACAATTATATCCGGAAACAATACAATTACTTATACTAGTAAGAGTATTAATCAATTTTTTGGATGTTCTGGAATTACATCTTCAATTTTATCATCTGCAGATATAAGATCTGATGAAATTTATTTTGGATATGAAAACGGAGATCTGAACAAAAAAGTTGAGTTAAGACTTACGGGGGTATTATCCAAATTTGTTCAAGTATCAGATACTTTAAATTTGGATGAGGGGCAAATAATCTCGGTTAAAAATATTGGAGATTTGATTCAAAATCCTCAGCAAAATAAGACATATAAAGAAATCTTTGCAAATTCCTGGATATACAATACTGGATCTAGATATGAAATAGAAAATATCAGTAATTTTACTTTAAAAAGTCGAATTGATAGATCTAGTTTAAAAATTGGAGATGAAGTAGAAATTTTAGAAAGAGACACCAATAATATAGTGTCATCTTCTAGTGCATATATTTCGGATATTATATCAGAAGAAAATAGAGTTATTCTTGATAATTTAATATTCACACCAGAAAATGGAGTTCAATATGACTTAAGAAGAAAAATTAATACTGCAAATAGTACAGTAGTTCCGATAGAATTTGGAAATAATGTCATTTTATCAGACATTCAAAATTTATATACTGACAATGAGTATGCGTATGTAGCTTCTAACTCATTACCATCAGGTAGAGATGGTTATAATGGAAATTATACATATAGGATAGAAAAAAACATTGAAACATCTATTGGAATAGGAATTACTGATGTAATAGATGACAATTATACAAGTATAGTATTTCAAAATCCTGTTCCATTTATTACCGGGGATAGAATTTACTATCAACCATCAGGAATGCCAATTGTTGGATTAGACACTGGAGATTATTATGTACAAGTCTTAGATCCATCTAATAAAATAAAATTATATTCATCGCTATCATTTGTTGGAACTAATGATTTTTTAACATTTTCAGATTCAAATTTTGTTAATCAAACTCATAGATTTACATTATATTCACAAAAATCTGGTACAATAGGAGTTCAAAAATTATTCAAAAAATTTCGATTATCTGAAAGTATCGATACTGGAACTGGAGAATTGACACTTCCGGGTTCAATTGGAATGCTAATTAACGGAGTAGAAATTAATAATTACAAATCTAATGATAGAGTATACTATGGTCCTTTAAAATCTATTAGCGTATTAAATGGTGGAAATGAATATGATGTTATTAATCCTCCGCTAATATCGGTTTCTTCTGGGTCTGGATCTACTGCCTTAGTTCAACCAGTGGTTAGTGGATCAATTAAAAAAGTTTATATTGATTCCCAAGACTATGATATTAACACAATTGTATCTATTGGTGTAACTGGTGGTAATGGTTCTGGTTGCGTATTAGAACCTATTATTACAAAGAGAAAGAGAGATATTTTCTTTGATGGAAGATTGACCACCAATTCTGGAGGAATTAGTTCAACTACAAATCAATTAGTATTTTTAACTGATCACAACTTAAGTAATGGCGAATTAATAGTTTATAATTCTAATGGAAATTCTCCAATTGGTATTGGAACCACAAATTTAACTTTGGTTAATAACGCAACATATTATTCCAAAATTGATAATAATAGAACTATCAAGATCTTTCAGACTAACTCCGATTATTTGTCTGGAATCAATACAGTATCTTTTAATGGAACTAATACTGGAGGAATTCATAAGTTTTCTACCGCAGCATTTAAAAATACCATATCAGAGATTAAAATATTAGATGGTGGTAATGGATATACGAATAGAGAGTTAATCGTTTCTTCGGTAGGAATATCCACATTCAATAACACAATCAATTTCGAAAATCACGGATTTGAAAATGGAGAGATCGTAACTTACAGATATGAAACATCTACAATAGGAATTTCTACATTATCTCAATATTACATATTGAAAAATAACGATGATTCTTTTAGACTTTGTGATGCAGGAATTGGTGGAACTAATATATCTAACTACAATAGAAAAAATTATATTAAATTTTCTTCTAGTGGATCAGGATATCAATATTTCAGTTATCCTGATATTTCTGTTTCTATACAGTATACTCCTGTTGGATTTGGCACTACAAGTCAGCAGATTCAATCACTTGTGGCAACTCCTGTTGTTAAAGGTAGTATTATAGATGCTTATCTATATGAAACTGGAACTGGATATGGATCCACAATTTTAAATCTTGAGAAAAAACCATTAATATCAATAAAAACTGGAACCGAGGCAAAATTAAAACCAATTATTGCGAATGGTCAAATTAATTCTGTAAATATTCAATATGGCGGAATTGATTATTATTCCACTCCTAATTTAGTTGTAACTGATTTGACTGGTGTCGGATCCGGAGCAGATCTAAGACCTGTCATTATTAACCAAAAAATAGCAGATATTCAAATAATAAATCCAGGAATTGGATACTCAAGTACCTCAACAATAATTCAAGTAAAATCTTCAGGTTCTAATGCAATTTTAAATGCTAACATTAGGTCTTTAACTGTAAATAATAATGTAAAGTTTGGTGATGAGATTTTAATAGAAACTGAAAATCAATTGCAATATTCTGTTTGTGGATATTTTGATAATCTAAGAAGTTCATTTGGCGATGACGGATCACAAGTATCCAATGTAATTGGATGGGCATATGATGGAAATCCAATATATGGACCATATGGATATTCAGACTCAGAAAATTCAAACTCTGCTCCTAAATTATTAGTATCCGGATATACTCTAAATTCTTCTAATATTATCGATAGACCTTTACTCCCATCAGGATTTTTTGTTGAAGATTATGAGTATACAAATTCTGGAGACTTGGATGAAAATAATGGAAGATTTGGAAAAACTCCAGAATTCCCAAATGGAGTGTATGCATATTTTGCAACTCTTAATATTTCTTCAATACCAGAATTTCCATATTTTATAGGAAATAAGTATAGATCCAATACTCTTAATGAAAACTCCATCTTAAATCAAACATTTGATTTTAATAACTCAAATTTACTTAGAAATACTTTACCTTATAAAGTATCTGACGAATATGCAAAAAATGATTTTATAATAGAAACTAATCAAATTACAAATCAAGAATCAATTGTAGAATCAATATCTGAAGGATTCGTAAACGCTTTTGATATTATTAATTCCGGATCTAATTATAAAGTTAATGATATTTTAAATTTTAACGATAACAATACTTCTGGTGGCGGATTAATTTCAAGAGTTTCCTCAATAGAAGGAAAGGATATTGTAAAAATAGACACTTCGATAGAAACTTATGAAAATTCTATTTTTACCTATAAAAATGGAGTAGAAGTAGAAGTTACTATTAAACCACATCATAATCTATCCAATAATGATTTTGTCACAATTTCAGGATTTTCAACCAACCTGTCCAAATTAAATAATTCATACAAGATTGGAGTATCTTCCTATTATTCAAATGTTCTTAAGGATATTCCATCATCAACATCTGGATTTACAACTGAGATTTACATTACTCAACTTCCAACAAAAGTATCCGTGGGAAGTAGTATTAAAATAGGTACTGAAACATTATCAGTACTAGAAGTATATAAAAATCTCAATATACTTAAAGTAGAAAGAGGATCTACTGGAGTTTCCCATACGGCAACTACTCAAATAAACTTTATTCCAGATTCATTTACTATTTCACAAAAGATAGATTACTTTGAATCTAATGTAAACAGTAAAATATTCTTCAATCCAGTACAATCAGTAGGAGTTGGTACTACACCCGGAATTACAAATAGTATAACATTTGAATTTGGAGATTCTAATATTACTAGAACTGTTCCAACACAAGGAATTTATATTGAGAATCATTCATTTACAAATAACCAAGCGGTAATATTTGTGAGTAATGGTTCAAACATCTCAATTTCAACTTCATCAACAGCACTAACTACATTCGATTTACCTCAAAATTTATATGTAACAAATAAAAATATTAATACTATTGGAATAAAAACTACTCTCAACTCTCCTGAAGTATTCTTCATTAGTAATGGTTCTGATAATGACAAGTATTCATTCGAAAGCACCCATCCACAAATAGTTGGAAAAGTTGAAAGAGTCAAATCTACAGTTTCAGTATCTACTTCTCACGAACTTTCTGGAGAAGATGTCATTAGTTTAAGTATAGAACCAAATCTTTCTGTTGGGATTGGAACTTCTACATCAATTTATGTTAAGAGGGATTCGATAACTGGCAATATTTTAGTTAATCCAATTGGTTTTAGTTCGACCGGAATCAATACAACAACAAATACAATTTCAATTAATTCACACAACTTAAAAACTGGAGATAAGATTCTATATGCATCCAATGTAGTAGCATCTGGATTATCAACTGGATTTTATTATGTTTATCGAGTTAATGACAATACGATAAAACTTTCGGAAACATATGTAGATTCTAAAACTATTCCACCAACAACTGTAAGTATTGCTAGCACTGGTGGATCAAGTCAAAGTATTTCATTAATAAATCCTCAAATTGAATCAATTAAAAATAATAACCTTGTATTTGATTTGTCGGATAATTCTTTAGTTGGATATAAATTTAAACTTTATTATGATCAAAATTATAATAATGAATTTATTTCAACTCCATCATCCAATTCATTTACATTATCTGGTATAGGAACTATAGGAGTTTCTGCTAATGCCTCCCTAACAATCAATTATAGTGAAAGTTTACCAACTCAGTTGTACTATAATTTAGAAAAATCTGGATATATCAGTACTTCTGACAAAGAAGTGAGCGATTATTCCGAAATATTGTTTGTAGATAGTGCATACAATTCTAATTATACAATTTCTGGTATAGGATTAACAACATTTGTCATTTCTTTATCACAAAAACCAGAAAAATTATCATATACTCAAAATGAGTGTGATAAATTACGATACACCACAACATCATTATCAGCAAAAGGTCCTATTAATAAAATTAATATTGTTTCTGGTGGATCTGGATATAAAAAACTTCCAACATTTATAGGATCTAATTCGGTAAGTGGAAAAGATGCTTATATTACTCCAAAATCTACATCTATAGGTAATGCAAAGGAAGTAAGAATTGTTAATGAAGGATTTCAATATTCTTCAGATAAAACTTTACAACCAATTGCATTCATATCTCCATTAATTACAATTAAAAACTCAAATACAATTGGAATCATCACAGTTACTGATGGTGGGAGGGGATATACTGATTCACCATCTATAATAATTGTAAATTCTGATACTGGTGAAAAAATTGATAGTGGAATATTAGAAGCAAAATTATCCGGAAATTCTATCGATTCTGTAAGTATTATACAACAACCAAAAGGTCTTCCAGAAGCAACAGTACAATTATTCACCACTAATAATACTAATGGAATTAGTATTCAACAAGTTCAATCTTCTTCGAGTGGAATTTTTACTTGCTTCATAACAACACCAACTCTAGGATTCTCTACTTTTGTTCCTTACCCCTTTAGTGTTGGAGATGAAGTATTCGTAGAAGGAATTCAAAAATTTAGCACCGAAGGGACTGGATTCAATTCAGAAGACTATGAATATGAATTTTTTACAATTAATAATATTAATACTGCAGGAGTTCTTGATTCGGTAACAATTAATATTTCCGGTTTAACTACAAATACGGGGATAGCAAAAACAATTCAGGATTCTGTTGGTAACATTATAAAAAGAACCGACTATCCACAATTTACAGTTACTCAAATCCCATCTCAGTTTATTATTGGTGAAAAACTCATTTCAAATAGTATTGAAAGAGACTTAAAAATTTCTTCATATGAAAATTCATTCATTAAAGTATCCGGAACTTATCAGTTGTCTGTTGATGAAATTATTGTAGGAAGGGAATCTGGAAATATAGCAACAATAGATAAAATTGAATCTGCTAGTGGTAGATTTAATGTCGATTATTCGGTTGAAAAAAATATTGGATGGTCTAATGATATTGGAAAATTAGATCAAGATAATCAAGTTATTCCTGATAATGATTATTATCAAAATCTTTCTTATACTGTAAAAAGTCCAATTACATATCAGGAGTTGAGAACACCTGTCAATAGTTTACTTCATACAAGTGGATTAAAGAATTTTGCAGATACTGGAATCACATCGACTACTAATTCTGGAATTACGACCTCTGAGAATGTTACAACTATACTTTATAATATAATCGAAGAAAATAGGGTAGATACAATTTATGATTTTGATTTAGTAAAGGATATTGATGTAATTGGAACTTCTTCGAAGTTTTTAAAATTAAAAAATAAAAAATTAACAGATTATATTGAATGTAGAAGTAATGTAGTTTTAAAAATAGATGATATAAACCGTCGATTTTCAAATGCTGATGGAAATCCAAGTGAATTTATTAATTTACTGGAATTAAATTCTGGATCATCTTATGATAATATATTAGTTCGGGTTTCTAGTTTCGACAATACACAAATTCAATTGACTGAATTAATTTTACTGAATGATGGAAGTAATTCATTTTTGGCAGAAAAATCAACTCTAGTCAATACTGGAGTAGGACTTACCCATATTTCTGGAGAACCCATAGGAGAATTTTTATTAATTACCGATGATGC